CCAATAACTTTTGGAAGGCTCTAATAGGGCTAATAATAGCCATTATATTAATTTTAGCTTATTGGAATAGATTATGGAAGTAAACAAAGCCGGTAGAGATTTAATAAAGCAGTTTGAAGGCTGCAAGTTAAAGGCTTATAAATGCCCGGCAGGTTTATGGACTATATCGTGGGGTTTAACTTTTTACCCAGACGGCAAAAAAGTAAAGGAAGGCGATGTGATTACGCAGCAACAGGCAGAGGATTACTTTAATGCGGTAGTTGATGATTTTGCTAAACAAGTAGATGCGCTTGTAAAATCAAATGTAACTGCAAACAATTTTTCTGCGATTGTATCGTTTGCTTACAATGTAGGGATAGGCAACTTAAAGAATAGCACTTTGCTTAAAAAGGTAAATGCTAACCCGAAGGATGCAACTATTCCGGCTGAGTTTAGAAAATGGGTAAGGGCAAACGGAGAGGTGCTAAAAGGTTTAGTGAGGCGAAGGGATGCCGAAGCAAAACTATATGAGCAACATTAGAACTATATTAGTTAATTTATTATCAGACGAAAGCAACAGTATTAGCCATAAAAGAGTAGTGGCTTTGCTTGGCAGCTTATGTCTTTTCATATCCTTGTTCTTAAACATAATCTTAAAAATTAACCCAAGCGATAAGTTGGTAGATGCTGTTCTGTATCTTACGCTGTTTGCTATGGGTTACACCACAATAGATAAATTCAGCAAAAAATAAATAATGCTAAAATCAAAACGCAAACGACTATTCTTTGACATCGAAACCTCGCCCAACGTTGGCTTCTTCTGGTCTGCCGGATATAAACTTAATGTAACTGCTGATAGCATAATTCAGGAACGTGCTATTATTTGCATCTGCTATAAGTGGGAAGATGAAAAAGAGGTTTATCACTTACAATGGGATAGCAAACAAAACGACAAACGAATGCTACAAAGTTTTATAGAAGTAGCAAACACGGCATCGGAGTTAGTAGGACACAACGGAGACAAGTTTGATTTAGCGTGGATAAGAACACGCTGCTTGTTTCACGGCATTGAGATGTTCCCTAAGTACGTTACTATTGATACGTTAAAAGTAGCTCGTCAAAAGTTTAGATTTAATAGTAACAAGCTTAACTATATAGCTGACTACTTAGGCATCGGCACTAAGATAAAAACTGAGTATAGTTTATGGAAGGACATTGTTCTGCATAAGGATAAAGTAGCTATGGCTAAAATGATTAAGTACTGCCAGAAGGATGTAGTTTTATTGGAGCAGGTGTTTAACGCACTTAAAAATCATATCGAACCTAAAACACATTACGGAGTTATATTTGGTCAGGATAGAGGCACTTGCCCTGAATGTGGCAGCGATGAGATTACAATACAAATGAGGCGAACAACCGCAACAGGAGTAAAAAAGATTTTATATAAGTGTAAGACTTGTTTTAAGATACATAGCAAAACAGACAAATAAAATGGATAGCAAAATATTAGCAGCAGTTATAGAAGATATGCGAAGCCGGGAGCAAGTAGGTAAAGTTAAGTACGGAACTACAATGGATAGAAGTGATCTAACAACAGGTCAATGGATAACGCATTTGAAGGAAGAGCTGCAAGATGCGATTTTATATTTAACTAAACTTGAACAAATACACAATGCGCCTCAAAAAGATATTTAGCTTCGGTAATATCTTAGACCGAGAAACCTACGAGCAACTCAGGGAACTAGACTACAACAACCCAAACTTCAAGGGTTGCGGAGATGAGTTTCAGTTCAACCGGGAGTGGTGGATTATGCTTGACGAAGGTGAGATAGTTGCTTATTGTGGCTCTATTTATTCCAAAGGCATTTGCATATTTAACAGAGCTTGGGTTAAAAAAAATTACAGAGGACAAGGCATACAAAGGCGAATGATTAAAACCAGGATCAAAGCAGCGTCTACCTTTTGCCATATAGCCATAACATACACAACATTAGACAACTTCCCTTCCGCTAATAACCTTATAGATTGTGGGTTTAGACTGTACCTGCCGGAGTATTCTTACGGGGGTAGCGATAAACTTTACTTCCAGAAGCTACTATAAAGTTGCACTTTGGTACAACAAAAGGTAGTATTTCTACTACTTTTGGCTGCATTTTACTACCGAATTTGTCAAGACTTAGCTTTACTTTATTACATAATTTGTAAAGTTTTAGCTTTACTTTATGTAAAGTTGTACGTTCTGGCGTACATAATTGGTAATAAACTGCACAATTTGATGTGCTTTTGCGACACTTTATGCGACATTATTAAAATTATGCGACACATTATTTGCAACATTATTGCAAAAATAATTCTAAAATATTTTTATACTTTTGCACTTTGTATTGTTAATTGTAGTAGATTTGTGCAAACAAAACACAAAATGACACATTTAACCACCTACCAGAAGTTCCAATATCAGCGATATGGGAACATCTTACTGCCTAATGGGAGCAGTACACAAAACCCCAATGACCCTCAATTATTGCCTAAAAACTACGATTACGAAGATGACGATTACACGTTTACTCGTTGGGTAGAAAATCAATCAGAGCTTGAACTATTAAAAACGCAAGACTATGAAAATTGATTTTATAAAAGAAACAAAGCCAGACGGAACAATATTCTACTACACCTTAGTAGACAATAAGTATGACAGCGCAAGTATGTACTTAGACTACTCACAGGCTTACGAATATTTTGTGAGCCTTAAAAAAAGACAAGAGCCTATCATCGAAATTTTAGAACATTATACAATCCAATAACAATGAACAGAGAATTTTTACCATATCAAGAATCATTAGAGCTTAAAGAATTAGGATTTAACGAAAAGTGCGCTGCACATTATTTAGATGAAGATGATTTAGAATTAAAATGGAAGATTTATAGAAATCTATCTATTAATATGACCTATTTAATACAAGCACCTTTATTCCAACAAGCGTTTAGATTTTTTAGAGACAAGTTTAACTTCCGTTATTCAATAGGCAACACAAATGTATCTGTTGTTCACTATGGCACAACGCAGTTACTACAAGACAATGCTACCTATGAAGATGCAGAACTTGCTACTATTAGATTTTTTATTGAAAAAGCTAAACAACAAATTAATTAATTTATACAAAACCAATAACAATGAGTTTAATTAAAATACAACAGGAACTAAAAGCACCTAAGAATCAGTTTAACGCTTTTGCTAAATACAAGTACCGAAGTGCAGAAGATATTATCGAAGCTGCAAAACCTATCTGCCATAAATACGGCTACGCTTTAATGTTAAGCGACGAAGTAATAGAAGTAGGCGGCCGGGTATATGTAAAGGCTACGGCTTGTCTATCTAACGGAGATGACAATATTACCTGCACAGGACTTGCTCGTGAAGAGGAAAATAAAAAGGGAATGGATGCTTCTCAGATTACCGGAGCAGCTAGTAGCTATGCCAGAAAGTATGCGCTTAACGGACTGTTTGCAATAGACGATACAAAAGATGCAGATGCTACTAATGAGCATAAAGACGAGGTAAGCGAAGGACAAAAAGCTTTCTTAATTGAGCAGCTAGATAAGACAAAGTTTACCGAAGACCAGAAGGTAAAGGCTGCCATTAAAATCAATGCCATCAAGACCTTAGACGAATTTAATAAGATTAAAGAAACAATAAAAAAAAGCTAATATGAAAACCGCAATGCAAGAATTAAAAGATTGGGCTAATCAATATAAAGGTCAAATGATTTCAGCAGACCAAGTTGTATTAAAAGCACATAACTTACTTACAAAAGAAAAAGAAATATGCATATTACTTGCAGAAAAAGTATTAGATAATTTAATAGAAGAAGACATTAACGAAAAAGAAAACTAATGAAAGAATTGCTACCATTTGAAAGGCAGATATTACTTGCAGAAGTTTACCATTACGCTTGGTATAACGAAGAGGCATACGAGGACTTATTAGCCTTTATTAAAAAGTATGAAAACAAATTAGACAAACCTGTATTTTTTAACCCAATCAATAACAATGACACAGAAACAACAAATCTTGAACCACTTGCTTTCGGGCAAAACATTGACACCAATTCAGGCTTTAACGAAGTACAATAGCCTGAGATTAGCAGCCGTAGTATTTGAATTAAAACGCAAAGGCTACAAAGTACAAACGGAATTAATAAACGTTGGTACGAAAAAACAAAGTAAATTAGTAGCTCAATATTCAATCAAAATCAAATGACACCAGAAGACATGGCAATAGAGTTAGTAGATAAATATATGCTAAAAACCGATTGTTTAAGTAAAGCAAAAGAATTAGCAATAGCATCAGTAGAAAAAACAATAAAATCTTCTTATGCTTATTCCTGCTTGGAGGCTTATGGCAGATTTATGGAAGACCCTTTTTTAACAGAGGTAATAGAAGAAATTAATAAACTATAAAAACAAAAAAAATGACAGAGAAAAAATGGAGTACTGGCGGTTGGAAAAACAGCACAACCAAAGGAGAAGTAATTAATTTTACAATCAATGATGTAAAATACTCAATGTGGAAAAACGCTTATAAGACAGAAGATAAGCAGCCGGACTACAAAATTTACATTAATGATTTTAACCCTGAAAACAAAACCTATTCAAAACTAAAAGATGATACGGAAGGACTGCCGTTTTAATTATGCTAACTAGAAAGAAAGACATATCAATAAGACAGTTAAAGGAGCTTTATTTTGCACAACGTAACACACATTTACAGCTACACGAAATGATGCAGCAGTTAGGGTTACTAGGCATAGAAGATAACGAGCCTCTGGGTTTAGACATTGGTGCAAGAACGATTGTCAAATTGGTAGACGAAGAGTTTGAGTGCGATGTTATGATAAAGGATAGGAGCTTAAAAACAACGTTTGGTCGCAAGGCTGCTGCTTATTTACTTAGAAGGTACACTAAGTTGAGCCTCAAAGAGATAAGCCAATACACAGGAACAAGCGACCACACAACTGCTATCCATAACATAAAACAAGCGAATAACCTAATAGAAACTGAGGATTGGTTTAAGACTAAGTTAAAAAAACTTTGCTTAAAATTAGAACTTAAAGAAATTTAGTGTATATTCGCATAAATAAAAGACACATAGACGTACTACGAACCGCCTATGTGTTTAGTGGTTAAATGATAATAACCCTGGTAGTTCGTAGCTATCGGGGTTTATTTTTTTTATGGCAAAAGACCCTGCATTCCTATTTTATAGTAGCGACTTTCTAAATGGAGTAGCTGACTTAACAATGGAAGAGAGAGGACAATTTATTACTCTCTTATGTTTACAACACCAGAAAGGAACACTTACAGACAAAACCATTAGGTTATGTTTAGGTTCGGTTTCGGTTGATGTTTTGAGCAAGTTTACAAAAGACAAAGACGGAAATTTTTACAATGAAAGGCTAATGGATGAGATTGAAAAACGCATTCAATTTACTGAAAGCCGCAGAAACAATGGCTCTAAGGGTGGTAGACCTAAAAATAATACAAAACCACTAGGTTTAGCTAAACATAACCTTATGGAAGATGAAAATGAAAATGAAAATGAAGATATAAATATTAATAAAACTAAGTGTACTTTTGAAGAGGTTTACGAATATATGGCAATACGGATAGGAGCAGAACAAGCTAAGATTGAAGCCGAAAAGTTTGTAAATTACTATACTAGCAACGGGTGGAAAGTAGGTAAGAACCCTATGAAAAGTTGGTCAGCAGCAGCAAATAATTGGATAACTAACACAAAACAATATGCAAAAGGAACTTCAAATAATCAGCGAAAACTTACAAAAGGAGAACAGTTTAACCTTGACGGCTACAATCTTATCAACGCTACTTCCTATGGAGCAGGAGATTATGACCGCCTTTTCGGGTGAGAGGATTAGAAACCTTAACCAAACAATGCTGCATCAGAACTTGATTTATATTATGCAGCTAGTAGGCATTAACGTAATACCAGACAAAGTTAAGTTAGCAGTTTTAGAAGATTGGATAAGGAGTGAATACGGAGGCTTTACAATAAACGAGATTAAAGTAGCGTTTAAGCAAATGGTAGCTAATGACTTTTTAGATCATTATCAAAATTTTAGTCCGGCTTATTTTAGTCAGGTTATGGATAGATACAAGAAAAAAGCAAACGAAGTAAGAAAAATGATGCCACAAGAACGAGTAGAAGCAATCCCACATTTGACTGATTTAGAGATAATTGATTACAGTTACCAAGAATATAAGGTTCTAGAAAACCGAACTTTTGATAGATTGTTTAATCCTTTATCAGTATTTACAAAGTTAAATAATAGTGGCATTAAGGTCTGGACCAAAGAAGATGGTGCAGTTGCTAAAAAGAAACTAATGGAAATCATTACCTACAAAGCTAATAAAATGGATATAATCAGCGCAAAGCAGTACCGAGATGAATGGACTGAACAATGGTTAAAGAACCAAGCCAGAGCCGTAGCAGTAGCTTTATTTTTTGAGGAACAAATAAAATTAGGTAAAGTTTCATTTTCTTAGTATAGTTTTGTATTATGACCGCAAACGAATTAACCAAAGAAGCAATAAAGACCCTAAACAAAAACGGGTGCTTTGTATGGCGCAATAACAATCTTGCGGTTAGAGGTAGAACGTTTATAGGACTAAAAGGAGTTCCTGATGTTGTAGGCTTCCACACACAAACAGGAGTAGCGGTATACTGCGAGACGAAAGCAATAGGAGATAAACTCAGCAGCTATCAGATAGCATTCTTAAACTTAGCAAAGACAGCAAATTGTTTCTGCTATATAGCAACCGAAGAGAACGGCAAACTAACCCTAAAAGAATATGAACAAGAATAGCATCATATTAGAACTTTGGGAGAGCCGAGAATTAAAGGAAGCAATAGACAAGATGCAGCCGGAAGACCTGCGAGAAGATTTAAGAAGTGAACTATTTAAGGTTCTATGCGAAATGGATGAGGAACGCATAATTGATATGCGAAAAAGAAACGTATTAAAGTTCTACCTAGTTCGCACTATGATTAATATGATGCAGAGTAATACCAGCCAATTTTATAGGACTTATAGAAAGCCATTAGAGGTTGAGTTAATAGCACACGATAGAGACGAGGACTTGCTTAATAAAGTAGAAGATGAGCTATCTAAGATGCATTGGTACAAAGCGGAACTATTAAGAGTGTACGCTATAAAGCATAACTGCAACGCTAAGGAACTTAGCAGAGTTACAGGAATACCTTATATGTCAATCCATAGGGAACTTAAATTAACGAAACGAGAACTTAAAAAACAACTAAGGAAATGAAAGGAATAGAAATAAATATTTTATACCATAACTCTGAAACAAGAAATAATAGAGATATGGGAATTGAATTTGATTGGAGATTACTAGAAGTAAGACCATTATATCTTGTAAATTTTGATGCTGCACACCCGACATACAATAATGATAATGAATATACAGAAATTTATTTAGGTGGTGTAACTGTTATTACTTTGTTAGAATACAAACAATTTATTGAATTAGTTAATAGTAATTTATGATAATTATAGCAGCTATATGCTTTGCAATATTCTTTGTAGAGATACACCAATTTCATAGAAAGTGGAAACTAGATTTTAAGCCGTTTAGTTGCACGAGTTGTTTAGCAGCTTGGACAGGTTTGGCTTTATATTTACTGCCTACAATATGTACCGATATAATTGCGTTTGTATTTATACCCGGAGTTGCTGCTCCTTTACTATCTAAACTAATGTGGAACTTATGGAAATAGAACACCGCAAATTTTTAGATGACCACGTTGGTAATTGGCATACAGTCCAGAATGGTTATGTGCGTAATATTGACTTAGACATCTTGAAAATGTACGAGCATATTTATCGGAAGTATATGAGTGCAGATTTTATCTTAACAGTATGGTGCGGTAATTGTATTTTCGATATGATTAAACGCTTGTATACTTGGTACGAAGCGCAACCAAAACCTAAACGCAATGCAAAGAGTAATTAATTTTAGCGGTGGCAAAACTTCTGCTTATATGACTATCCAAGAATATAAGCCGGGAGATATAGTATTGTTCTGCGATACTATGAGGGAACACCCTAAGACCTATAAATTTATTAATGACTTTGAGGCTTTTGAAAATATACCCGTAACAAGAATAAGTTATGAAGGTGGCTTTACGGGAATGTTAAAAAAGAATAAAGCCTTACCTAATCAGTTCAAAAGATTTTGCACAATAGAATTAAAGATTAAAACTGCTAAAAGATATTTAAGAAGCATAGGAGTTAGAGAATTTGAAAACTTAGTAGGGTTTAGATATGACGAACCAATGCGAGTTAGCAGACGCACTCAAAGATTTAAGAAGGTACACGATAAGTTTCCTTTGTTTGAAAACAAGGTAACCAAGCAAATGGTAAATGAGTATTGGAGCAAAAAGCCTTACACTTTGGAAATACCTTCTATATTAGGCAACTGTACTTTGTGTTTTATGAAAGGTAAAAACGCTATCTTAGCAATATTGAGGGAGTTCCCAGAACTTGCAGACGAATGGATAAATGACGAAAAGAATAGCAAATACACTTACTTTAATGGCGTAACAATAGAAACGCTTAAAAGTATATCACAGAATAACTTGTTTAAGGAATTTGATTTAGATAACATAAACCCTGCGTATGACTGCGCTTGTACTACATAACTATGGCTAACTTTATCCACCCTACCGCAATCATTGGCGATAACGTAATTATCGGAGATGGCAACTACATCGGAGCTTATTGTATAATCGGAGACAAAGCCGAGCATAAGAAGTTCTGGCAAAAAGAAAAAGGCAAAGTTTACATAGGAGATAATAATGTTATTACAGGACTTGTAACAATAGACGCAGGAACAGAGATAGATACCTTTATCGGCAATAATTGTTTTATAATGAAACACGCACACATCGGACACGATTGTAATATTTTAGACAATGTTACTATAAGCTGCGGAGCAAAAATAGGTGGACATTCTATAATTGAAGAAGGAAGCAATATAGGACTAAACGCAGTTCTACATCAGTTTGCACACATTGGTCAAAATTGTATGATAGGAGCAAGTGCCTTCTTAAAAGGTGAAGCAAAAGCAAATACTAAATACGCAGGAGTTCCGGCAAGGGAAATCGGCTCAAATATAAGATAATGAAAGTAGCTATTTTATTACTTACACAAAACAGGCACGATTTAACGCAGCGTGTAATTAACCAGAACTTTTACAACTCTGGATATAACGCAGATTGCTTTTTAATAGATAACGGCAGCGACACACACGAGAACTTTAATTACCCGTTTGCCGGTTATGACTTATCAAAAGAAAAGCGAGGCATAGCAGCCGGAGTAAATTCAGGACTTAGAATAACTCAAAACTATGATGCAGTTTGTTTATTAGCTAATGATATTTTATTACCAAAAGATTGGTTAGTTAAGTTTGTTTTATTTGCACAACGAATAGAAAAGACCGGCATAATAGGAATACATTGCGTAGAGGAACTGCCACCAATAGTAGACGGAGTTCATAAAACGCATACACCTTTTGGCGATAACTTTATCACTCGTGAGCTTATAGATGCAGTTGGCGGTTACAACGAAGAGTATGACCCCTATGGAATGCAAGATAGAGATTACGGAGAAAGAGCAACTATTGCCGGATTTACAAATTACTACCTGCCGGATATGAGGTCAGAACATATAGGACACGATGTAGGCAACGGAACAGATTATAGACGAATGAAAGACGAGAGCTTA